GCTATGGGTAAGACCGGCCTTCCGCCAGGGAAACTGCGTATTTATTTTGTTCCGGCAGAAGCATTTGAGATGAAATCATGACGCCGTATCAAATCAAGCAGCTGGCAGAGAGCCAGTTTGAGAAAGCGATTTCTGCTTTCGGAAAGGAAGCGTATCTCACGCGCCTTCCTGACACATCCGACATCCGTTCGCGCTTCAAGAAAGCCACCGGGCAGGATACTTACGCTCATCTTCCGCCCAACCCGGCGGATTATGCGGTGACTCTCAACGGTAAGATGTTTTATGCCGAAGTGAAAGGCACCGACACCGATACTTTCCGTTTCAATCGAATCGAAAAGTCGCAACTCCGAGGCATGATCCAGCAGGATGCAGCCAAAGGGCAATATTATATCTTCATCCTGCATGTCGGTCGTATGGAATGGTACTGCGTTCCGGGCGTTTACTTCGTCCGCAATTATGAAAAATCCATGCCGATCACCAGCATTAAACTTTCAAACCTTCAAAAGGAGTTCGGTCGTGGAACAGATCCCCTCGCAGCAATTTACTAAATACAAAGACTTCATGGTGGACATCGAAACCTCCGGGATCAATCCCGGCAGACACGCGATGATTCAGCTTTCATGCGTACCCTTCGATCTAAAGGCGCAGGTGATCTGCGAGAGATATTTCGACGGGTATTTGACCATGCCTGCGTGGAGAAGTTTTTCCATCGATACCCTGAACTGGTGGCTCACCAACAACAAGAACGTGTACGATCATATCTGCGCCAACCAAAGTGGCATCGTGCAGAATCTGATCAACTTCGCGGAATTCGTGAACAGTCTGAAATCGACGGACGTTCCCAACTTCTGGTGCCGCCGACCGTTCGACTGGATGTTCGTGGAATCGTATTTCACGGACTTCGAGGTTCCCTGCCCTTTCAATTACAAGAATGTGATCGAGATGACGAGCTTCCTCAAAGGCACTATCCTCGATGACTGCTCCCCTCTGGTGGACATTCCTTTCGAAGGTGAAAAGCACCATGCGTATTGGGATTGCCGCCATCAAATCAAAACTGTTTTCGCCGCGATCAATCAGGTCGCGGACTAAGGAGAAAATCTATGCGTACTTTAACAAGATTAGTAGATGGTGAGAAAGAACCCGAAATTATCCGGCAGATATTTGATTCAGCTTTTAGACCTAATCCTGAATTAGATTTTTACATTTGGGATGGTGAAAAAGATAAGGATGGTAATGAAACCATCTGGATCTCACAGCCTGATTTATCTGAACCCAAAAAAGGTGAGAAAAAAAGAATGTTACAGAGGGTTCGAATGTATAATGGTGATACTTTCACTATTGCTCGCCCGTTCTATGGATCCACCGCCATCATTGAGGGCATTTATGGTCTAGTAAATAACCAACTGGTACGAATTTCAGGCTTTGATACTTTGGAACTTGATGGTTTGAAAAATAAGCTGATCGATAAAAAAATATCTCATCCAGTCATGCAATTATTAGTTTCGTAGGATTTATGAAATTCAGAAATAAAGAAGATCTGCTCTACAACTTCGACGGTGTGAAGGTCGAAGTGCTGGGCGATCCGCATCTCGGCAAGCGCTTCGTCTCCGGTGTACCCCTCCACCGGCGCGGAGAACGTGAACAGATGATGTGGCATGACTTCCAGAACAGTATCATCCTCACCGAAGCGGACGTGCATGTGTGCATGGGTGATCTGTTCGATAACTTCGTGGTCGATCCGACCACGATGGTAACGGCGGCGCAGTTTTATCAAGCCGCGGCGATGCGCAACACCAATACCCACTATTTCATCCTCATGGGAAACCATGACATGAGCCGGGATAAGGATAAATTTTCCAGCTTCCGGGTGTTCAAGGAAATGGTGACGTTCTTCGACAATATTCATGTGGTGCTGCTTCCGCAGCAGTGGGAATTCAAAGGCCAGCATTTCGCTTTCTTCCCCTACGATCCGTTCATCAACAGCTACGATATGATGGCGGAGTGCATCAAAACCTGGAAAGGGAAAAAGATCGATCGCTTCGCGGCGATCTTCGGCCATTGGGATCTCGATGAATTCGGAGAGATGCCGCACAATCTCTTTCCGCATGAGCTGGCAACGACGATCACCGATCAGGCTTTCACCGGTCATATTCACCTGCCGGATATTCGTGAGTACGGAGCGCTGGAGCTGGTGGTGGTGGGATCGATGCAGCCTTACAACCACAGCGAAGATCCTGATCGCTTGCTCTACGTCAGCCTGACGATGGATATGCTGAAAGCGATGGATCCCACCACGCTCAAGGATAAATGCGTGCGCATTGTCCTTGCGCCGAATGAGGACGCGCCGGAATCGCTGGACTGCCTGCAATACACCACCAAGCGAATGGATGCTCCCGACGAGGATGAAGATCTCACCGTCGAGCTGGAGGATTTTGATTTCCTCGCCATCATCCGCAACGAGCTGGGGCTGCAGGGTGTCACCGATCCGTCCGTCACTAGCTTTATCGAAACCGAATTCCAACGCCTGAGAGCAGAGGAAGCCAATGCTTAAACGACTTGAATTGAAGAACTGTTTCAAGCACGCCAACTGCGTGTTTGAATTCACTACCGGACTCACCGCGATCACCGGCCCTAATGAAGCCGGGAAATCGCTGATCTTTGAGATGATCGCTTTCGCATTGTTCGGGAGCGTGGCGCTGCGCGGCAGCGCCGATGACTACAAGAAGCTCTACGTCGCGCTGGATTTCACCGTGCTCGGCGTCGAGTACCGCGTGGTGCGCAGCGGCTCGAAATGCCTTCTGTATGTGAACGGAAAGGAAGTCGCCACCGGAATCAAGGTGGTCAATCCGAAGCTGCTGGAAATCCTGGGTTACGACTTCAAGGTGTTCAGCATCGCCAACTGCGCCAACCAGGATGAGCTGCTGAAACTCGGCAACATGAAGCCGACGGAACGCAAGTCGATGGTCGATAATGTCATCGGCCTGACGATCATCGATAAGCTGAGCGCGTCCATCGCCACCAAGATCGGCACCCTGAATACCGAGCTGGAAACGCTGCGCGTCACCACGGTGCAGCCGCAGGCGCCGGTGGTTCCCGAAGGGTATCGCGCCGCCGGTGAGATCCAGACGGAAATTAACGGACTGGTCACGCAGGAGCAGCGCTTTCATTATCTGCGCCAATGGCTGAGCGTTCCGCACCAGCAGCCGATACCGCCGACCGATCCCCAGCTCGCCAGCATGGACGAACTGGTGGCAGGCAATGCGCAGGTATCGGGCCAGATGGCGAAGCTGCGGGAGCTGGAGAAGCAGGTGGCCCGCTATACCGAACCTACCCTGACGCCGGAGCAGATCGCCGCGCTGAAAGTGCAATGGGAACAGGTGGATAAGCTCTCGGATCTGCGCCACCAGCTCTCCCGCCTCACCGCGCCGCCTCCCTACACCCGCCAGCAACTGGAGGAGTGGAGCGCGCAGGCGCAGCAAGCCGCCGCCTGGAAACAGAAGGAGCAGCTTCTGGCCCAGGGTGAGAACGAATGCCCGAAGTGCAAGCACCACTGGCCGGTGGCTTCCGAGCAGCTGAAAGCCTTCGAAAAAGTAAGCATGACGCCGATGCCGCAATACGTTCCCGGCCCGCATGACTATTCGTTAATGGAAGCCTATGAAAGGGATCAACCCAACAGAACCACTTTAGAGGCTCAAATAGCAGAGTTGGGTGAGATCAGTACCCCAACCATATCCAAAGACGAGATCGCTATCCAGGAGCGTTCCCTGGGCGAAAGAGAGACCATGCAGCAGGCTAAGCAGGAGCTGGCTGATCTACAGGCGTATTTCTCCCAAGGCGTGCCGGATTATGCGTCGATGATCCAGCGCCGCCAGCTGTTCGAACAGCAGCTTGCGGCATATAATCAGGCGGTTATTAATTATAATCAGTATGTTACTGACTATCATAAGAACCATGCCGAGTATCTGGAGCTGCAAAACGTGCCGAATCAGGTGCAGCTGCTGCGCAACCTGCTTACACAGGTGGCTCTGTACGATCATGCTTTCTCTAACTATCAGAAACAGATCGAATATTACAACATCCAGCTGGGGGTAATTCAGGAAAAATCGCTCCTGCTCAACCAGTATGAACGCTCGCGCATCGCGCTCAAGGAGGCGCGCAGCACGGTGAAGAAGTATCTGGTGCCGAGCCTGAACCGGGTAGCGTCGGCATTGCTGGCGCAGATGACTGGTGGCTCGCGCAGCAGTGTTGAGGTCACAGAGGATTTCGAGATCTTCATCGACGGGCAGGCGTTAAATACCCTCTCCGGCTCCGGCAAGGCGGTTGCTAACTTAGCAATTCGAATCGCCCTGGGCCAAGTCTTAATTGCGAAAAAATTCCCTGTGTTCATGGCCGATGAGATCGACGGATCGATGGACGATGAACGTGCGGAATTTACCGCCGAGTGCTTGCGGCGTCTGACCAAGCATGTATCGCAGCTGCTGCTGATTTCTCACAAGCGGCCCGATGCTGATCACTACATCGAATTAGGAAGGTAGAGATGTTAATCAAAACAGGAACCAAATGGATCTCAACCGAGCATGTCAGAGCGATCAAATACGGATGTAACGATGCTGGACAATGGTGGGTGGAAATCGTGATAAGCGATGATTCCGAGATGAATATAATATTCAGCGGTTACGATAAAGAAGGCGCGATAAAATACGCCGATAAATTAGCAGAAGATATAAACCATTTTAGAAAAAGGAGATAATTATGGAAGTCAATTTTTATCATATAGGGTTTTACAGCCTATTCTTCATTATGATGGCCTACGATATTTATACATTAAAATCGATCAGGAAACTCAGCGAAGATATTTACGGCATGGATCGCCAGATCTATAGGTCGGTAGTCATGAATATATTACTGGTCATGGTGATTCTCACACTCACCGCTGTAGGAGTCTCCACCGATAATTTTGGCAGAGACGACAAATTCGCTGAAATGAGTGTCCGCGTCGATAAACTCGAAAAGCTGTGCAAGTAAATGGGTGATGATCTCTACATGGACGCCCATCTTTTATACCCAAAACAGGAGAACAAAATGTCTGAATCCACTTCACCCGTAATCGCTTCACACGCCGGCACCCTCCTCAATACGGTGCCAGAGCTGGAGACCACCCTGGCTGATTTTTTCAGCAAGGTGAAATCCGTGGCTGCATCCGCCCTCACACAGGCCGAACCGCGTGAGAAAGATGTCGTGATAACCATCGACTCGCAGGATCTGATGAAGCTGATCCAGCAACTTCCGCGTCCTGAATTCCGTGAGGCCATGAAAGCCATACAGAATTGCCAGAACATTCGTTTCATCTGTACCTGAGAAGGAGAATTATTATGCCAATGGCAAAAGATGTTTATGACGATATGGTGGATCTCCATCACAAGACGATTGACCTTGCGCTGGGGCGAGGCAAGGAGCACCTGCGCACTTCGGAAGGGCGCCAGGAATATTGCGCGATGGGCCTCGCCGGTGAAGCGGGAGAAGTCGCCAATCTTTACAAGAAAACCATGCGCGGCCAGCCGATTCCCGATCTCGAATTCGAAGAGGAGATCGCCGATACCTACAGCTATCTGCAGATGCTCGCTTACGAACGTGGCATCGATCTCGATGATGTGCTGCGTAAGAAGCTGGTGAAATACCGCGCCAAGCTAGAAGGAGGGTTGGTCTAATGTGGCCGACGCTTTTCAAGAAAGATACCACTGGCGCTATACGCCAGTGGCATATCGAAGTGCATGACAGCCTGACCGCCTACCGCATGGTCAGCGGCCAGCTGCACGGCCAGCTCGTCGCCTCCGACTGGACGGCGGCGCAGAGTACGAACGTGGGGAAAAAGCATGAGCGCGGCCCCATCGACCAATGCAAATTCGAAGTGGAAGCAGCCTACAAGAAGAAACGGAAGGAAGGCTATCATGACACCATCGAAGCCGCGCAGACAGAGAAGATGCACTTCTTCGAACCAATGCTCGCCAAGGATTTCAAGAAATATGAAACCCAACTCCCTTGGCGGCTCGGCAAGGAAGGCAGCGTTTTTGTTCAGCCTAAGCTGGATGGTATTCGTTGCATTTCCCACCGCGGGGATCTGCGCAGCCGCACCGGAGAACATATACCCTCCTGCGGCCACATCGCTTCTATCCTGTCAAATCTCCCGGAGGGAATCTACTTCGACGGCGAGCTTTACAACCATGACCTGCGTGAAGATTTCAATACCATCGCCTCGCTCGTCCGCAAAACCAAAGGCTACGAAGCGGTTCAGGATCAGATCAATAAAACCATCCAGTACCACATCTACGATGTCTTTCTGAGCGCGCGCCCCGATGCCACGTTTGAGGAAAGATACCGCTGGCTGCATCAGTTCTTCGTCAATAATCCTACCCTTTTCCCTGCGATCCAGTTCGTCAAAACATGGTCGGTCAACAACGACACCAACCTTGATGAGTGCTACGGCTTGGCAACCGGCGAGGGGTATGAAGGTGGAATCATCCGGTTCAATGCGCCGTATGAAAACAAACGCACCAGCGCTCTGCTGAAAAGGAAGGAGTTTCAGGATGCCGAGTTTGAAATTCTCGACGTGCTCGAAGGTGTCGGTAATCGGTCTGGTATGGCCGGATCGCTCATGCTTCGGCTCGCTGACGGACGCCCCTTCCAGTCAGGCATTAAAGGTGGTCGAGATCATTACCGCTTTCTGCTTGCAAAGCGAGATCAATTTGTGGGGCAGCGCGCCACCATCCGATACTTCCATCTCACACCGGATGGCATCCCACGTTTTCCTGTGTGCGTCGATATTGGACGAAAGGATTGAGGTATGAACGCGCTGGTGATCGTCATCACATCGAAAGGCCGGGAGATCTATCAAACGATCGCCGAAGCTGGTTTCAAATTAACCCGCGAACAATGTGAATATTTCACCGAGAGATACGGTCATGAAACTTTCAGCGTGTGGCTCCGTACTTTCAAGGGATTCGCCACATTGGATGAGCCTCTTTTCGGAGTAGTAAAACATGAGCGAAATTAAAAACTACAACGTCAATATCCGATACTGGACTTCGCAGCATTACAACAAGAAGGTCTATGCTGCGAATTCAGAGCAGGCCGAAGCCATCGCCATGAGAATGTTTCGTGATGAAATCCGGCAGGAGCAAGTGAAGGATCCAGAAATCAATCAAATAATGGAGCTGTCATGAACGATAACACCGATCCGAATCCCACGCCGAAAACGACGCTGAACATAAACCTCGGCATCGGCATGGAGATCAACTGCCACCAGGACGATCCGCGCCTCGACATATTTAAGTCGCAGCAATTCATCGCTCTGCTCGAAGGGCCGATCTCATCGGCCATCTTTTCGATGATCAACCAGTTCCTGGTGTTCTTCCACCCGGAGCTGATTCTCACCCTTAACCCACCCGAAAAACCAACCCAAAAGGAGCTCAATTAATGAAACGCAAAATCTATCTCGCCAGTTCGTGGCGTAACCCTTACCAGCCGGAAGTGCTGGCGGCGCTGCGCGCCGAAGGGCATGAGGTCTATGACTTTCGCAATCCCGCGCCAGGACAAAGCGGCTTCGCCTGGAGCCAGATGGATCCAGAGTGGAAGAATTGGAACCTGCGGCAGTATGTTCACATGATCGAAAACTCTCCCGTCGCGGAGAAAGGTTTCGGCTTCGACAAAGACGCGCTCAACTGGTGCGATACCTGTGTGCTGCTGCTCCCCTGCGGACGCTCGGCGCACCTGGAGGCGGGCTATGCCGCCGGCCAAGGGAAAGACGTGCTGGTGTACCTGCATCAGGATCAATTCGAGCCGGAGCTGATGTACCTGCTCTGCCAGGGTTTTGTCACCAACACCGAGGAGATGAAGATCGCCCTTCGGCAGGAGCGTGGGAGGCTGACCACTATCGGATTTTCCGATAAGCAGACCAAGATCGATGTGTAGTAAATGGGATGCGCGTTTTCTCTCCCTTGCGGAGCACGTCGCACAATGGAGCAAGGATCCAAGCACGAAGGTAGGCGCTGTCATCGTCGATGATAAGCGGCGCGTGGTGGGCGTAGGATATAATGGATTCGCCCGCGGCGTGAAGGACACCGATGAGAGGCTGCAGAACCGCGATGTAAAATACAAGCTGGTGGTTCATGCGGAATCGAACGCGCTGGATAATGCGGCTTACACCGAAGGCTGTACTCTGTATTGCACCTTCTTCCCCTGCCCTCAATGCGCGGCGCGCATCATCCAGAAAGGCATCAGGCGCGTCGTTGCGCTTGCCAACCCTTCGGATGAACGCTGGGCCGAGGAGCAGAAATTTTCAAAACAACAATTTGACGACGCAGGAGTGATTTATGGCTCGCCCATCATCTGAATACATGGATAACATTCTCGGCGAAGTGAAGCCAATCCTCGATCACGGCCATGTGGTCGTGCTCGATTACATGGGAACCGACCAGTGCATCGTCGATGCCGCGCGCACCAGCTATCAGCAGGGTACGAAGAAGATCAGCACCGATAAGCAGCTCATCAACTATTTGCTCTCGCACCACCACATGACACCCTTCGAAATGTGCGAGATCAAAATGCACGTTCGGATGCCGATCTTCGTGGCCCGCCAGTGGATCAGGCACCGCACCGCCAGCGTCAATGAAATGAGCGCCCGCTACTCTATCCTACCGGCTTTGTTTTATGTGCCTGAAAATGCTCAATGCGCGGTGCAATCGACCACCAACAGGCAGGGGCGCGGTGATGTCCTTCCGCTGGAGGAAGCACAGGAGGTTCGCGCCAATATCATGGAGCAATCCGCCGTTTCCTACCGGCTGTATGAAAAGCTGCTGGGAATGAAAATCAAGGACGGAAAGGAAGTGCTAATTGAGGGTGGACATGACCTTGCGCGCGAGCTGGCGCGCATGGTGCTGCCGACGAATTTCTATACCGAATGGGTGTGGAAGGTGGATCTGCGCAACCTGCTCGGATTTCTGCTTCTGCGGGCCGACAGCCATGCTCAATACGAGATCCGGGTATATGCCGAGCACATCCTGGAAAACATTCTCCAGCACTGGTTGCCGACCACCTACGCAGCATTTAAGCGTCACCAGAAGAACGCTGTGAATTTCGACGAAGATCAAATGAAAGTCATCCATGAGTGGATCTATACAATGCAGGATGCTGCGTGCCAACCCGCGGATGACTGGTGGAAGGTAGCCGCAAAAGAATATGGGCTATCCGCAAGGCAGATAGCCCATATCCGTTCATCGCTTAAGATTTAAGCGGTGGGTTCGGTCGGCGTGGAAGCGGCCAGCTTTTCGAGGAGTTCCTTGATGATGGTGGATTGTTCCTCATCGAGATCGGAATTCTCCGTCAGCTTCACTTCCAGCGCCTTCACCGCCTCTTTGGTTTCGGCGGCGTCGGCGGCTCCGTTGGCGACGTTGTTAAGCAGCGCGCGGGCTTCTTCGAGAAATGCGGTCATAAGATTACTCAGCTCCTTTAAGTGTTTGTTGCGAATGAAAATGATCGGCATAAGATTCAACCTTCTTCGACCGGGAGACTTTCTACCTGTAAAAGTAAAAAGTCAACCCTGTCCTAATTCAGCCCTTGGACGACGAGCAGGCTCAACGTCCAGCAGGCAAGGCCCGCCGCAGTGAGATTGATTCGGCCCGACGGCACGTTGAAAGCGCTCAGCGCAAACAAAATGAAGGCGGCGATCAGCAATATGAGAGACAGCATAGATCCTCCTATTTAATTTTTAACGTATTGGTGATCCCGATAAAGGCATCGGTAAGCGCCCGCGCCGAAGCAATCGTGGTGGTTACACCGCTATCACCGAAGCCTGGAGTACGCACCGCCGTCTGCGCAGCCTGGATCGCATCCCAGGCTAGATCGTCGGCCTTCTGTACCTGACGGATCACATCCTTCTTCGAGCACAGCTTGATACCTGTTGAACAATCAGGCAGGTTGGAATAAGCCAGCTCGGTTTTCAGCGCCACCGCGTAACCACTTTGGATCTGGTAAACGATCTGGCCGGGGTTTTCAGTCTGCGGAGTGGCGCAGGCGATCAGGAAAACCAACGGTAGAAGCGATAGAAATTTTTTCATAAACCCTCCGTTACACTTTTGGGCGCTGCGCGCGCAGCGTTTCGATTTCTTTGTTCAACGCATCCCATTCGGCGTCGGTGGGATTACGGTTCTCATCCTTCATCTTTTGAAGGTTCGAAGTGGCGCTCTCAATGAAATTTGCCACATCGATTCCTGCAGCGATCAACTGCGGAATAGTCGTGAGCGCCTGCAATGCGTAAGCGATAGCGGTCATATCATTCTCCTTTTTGGTATTGTTAGAATTTACATTCACGTCACCTTCCTGGGTTTGAATGGTGACATTCTTAGCGTTGGGAACCGAGATCGGCGCCACTGGAGCAATAGGAGCGACAGGCGCAACGGGAGCCACTGGAGCAACAGGCGCAACGGGAGCAACAGGCATCTTGGCAATATCACTGATCGTCTCATCCTTGGTTTTATTGGATGCGGAAGAACCAAAGAAAAATCCAACCACGATCAAGGCTGCGTTCTTTAGAAATTCGATCAGCGAGTTAATCTGATCCTTATTCTCGGCGGGATAAGCGGCGGTGAGGAGTGTATGGACGACGTAAAAGAAACCCAGGATGATGAGCAGGCCGAACATAATCGGCGCTGCATTCTTTAGCAGATCGCTCCCTGTGGCTTTCGATAACTTGTCATCCATACACTCTCTCGATTTAGTAGATGAGGAAGCTCAGCGCGCGCCGCACCCACCCCTCAAGAAACACCAACTGATCCGGGCGCTTCTGCGTATCATCGACGTGGAAGATCACACGCTCGGCGACGAGCCGGTTCAGCAGTTCTTTCGGTGCTGTGTATTCATTGATCGCACCGGCGGTTTTCGGCCCCATGATACCATCGACCTTGAGAGGAACACCCACGGCGTTCATCACGCGCTGCACCGCTTTCACAGCATCCGAAGGGCCGCTGGTAACGCCGAAGTCAACGAGGAAACCTGCCGTCTCTGGCCGGTTGATCATGTCGAAACGCGGGCCGGTGATGTATTCTTTCTCGTAAATCGCGCGCGCTTCCGCTTCCTGCAGATGTTCAACATCCTCGGCGGTGGTGGGCTTGCCACGCCACGCGGAAAGCGTTTTGAGGGTGATACCGTACTTGGTCGGCCCGCCCTTGTCTTTGGGATGGTTGGTGTATTTGTCGGTTTCCTTGACGATGATGCTATCGATGAAGGCTTGAACGGTTGCGGGATTCATAAGGGTTCTCCTATGCTCGAAGGTTACGCATTTCCTCGTCGGTAAAATTCATCTTCTGTTGCGCTTGAGAGATGGATCCGAGGTTACAGCGATTGTAACATTCTTCGATTAGCCGAATCACCATCTTTTGCATATACTTTTCTCCATGCACGGCAGTGATAAGCCGCAGCTTATTTTTGGTATCCGGCAGCAGATCGACCGTGAGCCGTTCGGTTTTTGGATTCTGCGTCATGCTTTTCCCTTTGATTTCTTCGGAGGCGCACTGACAGGCATCATTGCTTTGTCCAGGCACTCACTGGCGGTCAGTATAACACGACCGATTTGAAGATTCCAATTATTAAATGCCTTGAAGGTGTTGAGCAGGGTAGTGAACTGCTTGTCCTCCAAGGAAATACGATCTTTCTCCGGGTTTTTAATCACGTCCAGAATGGCGTCCTTGCACTTCATGAAATCATAGATGAAGTCCAGGTTTGCTTCCTTCTGCTGCTCCATCGGATTGAGGATGATCTGCCAGATGAGCTGGCGCATTTTCTCGAAAGCGGCCTCGCGGTCGGAGCCGTCCTCGGCGAGTTGTACTTCGGTTTCCAGTAGCTGTTCTATTGCTTCATTGGTTAAGACTATGTGCTTCATAGGACTCCCAGGATAATGGTGACGGTCAGGTTGGCACTGTTCCAACTGGTGACATCCTGTAAGAAGCACGTTTGAGCCGCACTTGTCGAGAACCATCTTTTGAGGAGAGCCGCATCGCCGATGTAAACTTTCGCATTGGCACCCACCGCGAAGCCATTCACGATGTCGGTCGCGCCGGAAGTGGTGCCGATCTTGAGCCCGCCGGTGACGGCATTGGCGGTGGTATTGTTAACGAAGATATGCTCGATGTAATGGTTTGCCGGCACCGAGAAGGTGGTATCGTTCGTAACCCCTGATAAAACAATCTTTTTTAATCCCGCCGCCTGCGGCCCATATAGGGTTTCCGCGCCGTCGGCATGATCGCGCAGGATCCCAGCCACAGTGCCGCTGAACGCGCTGGTGATCGCTGCATCGCGGGTTTGCTCGACCAGCAGGCATTCATTATTCCCGGAGCCGTACACCACACCCTCGGTCATCGCCCCGCCGCTGGCGCTGAACAACGCCGCATTGGTCAGCAGCAGACGGACGATCGAATCCTCGCAGTTCGAGATCTTGGCGCCCTTGCCGCCGGTGCGCTGCGCCACATAATCGATCAGCAGGCCACGGCATTTATTCGTGGAATCATATTCACCGATCTGGATACCATAAGTCAGGGTCGTCGATACCACCGACATCGCGCGGCCATAGTAACGGCTGTTGCGAGAGCCGTCGATCGCCGCCGCCAGGAAGGAGCCGGTATCCGTTACCCAGCTCCAGGTGGCGTTCTCCACGCTGGTGGCCTGGATCGATACCGATGCGCCGATGAGCTCCATTGGCATGGCGCAGAACACGTCGGAAACCTGATTGCCATGCACGGCGATGTTGCCGCCCTTCGACCAGTTCTTGTTGATGATGAAATCGTACCCTGTCATTCGGAGGGCGATTTGGGCGTTGGGCGTTGCGCCGCCGTCGAAATTCACACCCACCGTCCATTGCTGCAGATCCTCGATCACGCTGGAGGAGTTGACGGAAATCGTACCCATGTCGATTCCCATCCCGCCGTTATGCGCGATGACCAGTTTCTTGATATGAAATCCGGTTCCCGTCATCGCCCAGGTACGATCCGCCGCGCCGTTGCCGCAGTTATTGAACAGCATAGCATCGGCGTCGATCACCACGTTCCGGCCCGGTGTCAGGGTGCTGTTGAAAAGGTATCCCGATCCCCGGTAATCGATGGGGAAGATGACACGGATCTGCCCGGTGCCGTGGGGGAAGTTGGCGCCGTTGATTGTGCTCTGCACCATCGCCGCCGCCGCGGTGAGGGCATTATTGATCGCAGTGGCATTGTTCGTGCCGTAATACCCATACCCGTTACCCGCCGAGCAGCTGGCGGAAGCATTGCCGGAGAGGGTGATCGACGTGGAGCTGTTGCGCGCGGAGATCGTGCCGCGGAAGATATAAACCGCGTTGGCGATGTCGTAGATCTTGATCTGCTTTCCCACATCAGCGGCGGTGAAATTCGCCGTGGCGGAAGTGGCGGTGGCGGAGCCGTTGGTGCAGACAATATCGTAGATGCCCTTGGCATCGGGTATCGCGCCGAAGTCGCGCACGTCCACCGATTCCGCTTTACCTGCGTCCATCCACACGGCGGTGGCGGCATTGCCGGTGGTAGTCGCGCGCCACACTTTTTTGTTGGAGGTATCGAAGATCTGACGGCCAACATAATTCGCCGCCACGCTGCCATTGGGATTGCCCGCGTAGGTTAACGCGAATTCCCCGTCCATCGTGAGCAGCAACGCATTAACGTCGATGCCCCAAAACCCCTGGGTTTGAGAATTCGAACCAAGCGTCGGATCCGGGAGACCTACGGCGCCGGTAAGTTTAAGCACATCGGCTGTATTACGCGCCATCCGTCAGGCTCCCTGAGCTTAGCCGACGGTGATCGTCCAGTTGATGTCCAGCTGGTCGGATGCCGTCTTGTTGATTGCGGAAGCGGTAACGACGCGCGCCAGCATGGTGGTGCCGGAGCTGCCGTCGAAGATACCCGCTTCATTGATGTTGGAATTGGTGCCGGTGCCGGGAGGGAAGGAAGCGGGAAAGAGCACCGCGTTGCTGGTGCGTTGGCGCGTCACGGAGACGCGGCCTGCTTCGGTTCCCACCAGCCCGGTGTCGCCGGCGGCAGGCGATTGGTTCGACGTGCCGATGGCAACGTGACTCATCGCCGTCACCGATTCTTCATTGAGCTTTTTAGCGAGCCACACCTTGCCGGTGGTGACGACGAGATTGTGGGTATTCTCCTCGTATTTCACTTCCCCTGTAAGCGGATTCCAGAGCTTGGCATGGACGTTCCATTTCAGCTTGAACGCATCGTGATAACCGAGCTTCTTAAGGAGCCACAGGCCGAAGAACTCCAGCAGGACATTCGGTTTTCTCGCAAGCGCTGCAAACATAGGAAGCTCCCCCACGGTGATTTTGTCCTGTTCAGGATCGTCGCCCAACTCTATATCGACGCCAGGAATATTTCCAGTGGAATTATCGGGTTGCATGGTATCCTCCTAAATGTAGCCGGTTCATGGTTTAAGATTTCATTAACGATTGTAATTGCCTTCGTTATAGTTTCCGACGTTGTAGCCACCGATGGCGAAGGTGGCGCTGTCGGAAATGGTAATCGTATCGGCGATATTCTTTATCAGCACCGCCAGCATGAGATCGGAAAGCGTAACAAACTCCTCGATGTCAAAGCCGAGGGTTTGTAGAAATTCCACGCTATCGCTGATCGTCACGGTATCGCCGAAAACTTTCGCCAGGGTGTAGAGCATCGAATCGGAAATCGTCACCGTATCGGCCTTCGCAATCCGTAGTATATATGCAACGGTTTCCGACAAAGTTGCGCTGTCGTTGAAGGTGCGGGTGAAGGTAACGAGGCGTGTAAAAGCGTCGGTAATCGTGACTGTATCTGCAAAAACTTTCTTGAGCGCGGCCACCATGCTGTCGGTGATCACGAAGGAGTCGGCGAAGAATTTCTTTTGCGTCAGAACCATAGCATCAGATAGAGTCGCGGTATCATTAAAAGCACGGATGCTATGGACAATAAATTCGACGAGCTCACTCAAGGTAGCAGTGTCCTGAAACACTTTCCGCTGCTTAAAGACGGCCTGATCACTGACGAAAACAGGATTCGTGAAATTGAAAGTGAAAGGAGCTTGGCTGCTTCCATCGCCGATGAAATCAGTAAGAAACTTCCGGTACGCCGCTTCCACGGAAAGCCCACCATAGGTTACTCCTTTTGTGTCGGGGGTGGTAGCGTACTTGACAAAATAAGCGAGCCAGAGCTTGTAAAGATTCGTTTCCGCGCTTGGTATGACTGTCTGCAGCCAGGAGCGCATAGCCTCCTGCCACGAAGCGCCGCTGCCCCCAAGATCCGCGAACGTCTTTTGGATGAGTGCGGTGCGTGATTGCTCTCCGATCACGGTGATCAGCGTATTATCCAGCGCGTATTGGTAATAATAAATCAGCTCCTGCCGACGGGTTTCTTTATCGAATGAAAACTCCAGCGCCGCCGGGAGCGTCGTCGTAAGAAGGCCACGATCTTTAATCGTTTTATCGGTCATCTTTTCACCTTAATCCAGCGGATGTTCGCGGAAGCCGCAGCGCCTTTATACCCTTGCGAGTCTGCAACATACACCCAATTCGTCCACTGGAACACCGCCGTGTTGATAATGAAAACCCTCACCGTATAGGTGCCGGGGCCGGGAGCCCAAAACGCCGAAGTGCAAACCGGGTTCATGATCTGGCCGCTGGGGTTTCCGGTCTGCGAAGCGGGATCGGTCGCCAAGCACATTCGCAAGGAATTGCCGCCGTTGGGAGGCCACACATACTGGTTGATGTAAAACAGATCGACGAAGAACATAATCTTCGTTCCAGGCTCGATCACCACTGTCACCTGATTGGTTCCGGCGCCCATTTCGGTGATGCCGTTGCCGACGATCTGACCGGCGGTGATGGAACCCGCCACGATCAGGTTTCCGTTGATCGAGCCGGAATTCAGCGTGACGTTTCCATTGGCATCGACGATGAAGTTGTTACCGCAATTTAAGAATTGCTGTCCACCGCTTGCATCGAGATTCATGAAGGCGGTATTCGCGCCGTTGCGCAGCAGGCCCGCCGTGACGGTGCCGATATTCGCGCTGATCGCCGACAGCGTTGCCACGCTCAGGCGGTTCGCCACGATGGTGCCTGTGGTGATCTTGGCGCCGTCGATGGTGGTGGCGGTCTGGTTAATGGTAGCGGCGGGATCGAGGATCTTCGCAATCGCCTGCGCGGTGGTGAGGGATCCTACATTGTTCGTGTTGGCCGATGTGTTGCTGCCGGTAACGTCCGCACCAGCGGCGATGCCCGCCAGCTTGTCACCCTCTGTCTGGTTGATGCCTGCGAGATTGGTCGGGCGGTTTTCGATGTCAGACCAATCGACGGAATTCTCGCCGCCTTCGATGATGACGGTGCCTTTGATTTCGATATTTCCCGTATCCGGGTTGAAGCGCATGTACTGCGCGCCGTCCGCGCGCCCGATGGAGAAAGCTCCGGTGTCCAGGTTCCAGTAATTGTGCTCCGCCGAAAGGCCATTCGCCTGCAGCGTACCGGCGGTGACGGTGCCGAGATTCGCCACGATCGCGGAGAGCACAGCCACCGTCATCTTATCGGCGGTAACAGCGCCCGCCGCCAGCTTCGGCGTCGTCACCGAACCGGCGACCATCTTAACGGCGGTCACGGAATTCGCCGCCAGCTTGTCCACATCCACCGCATTGGCGACGAGCTTATCGGTTGTCACCGCGCCGTCCTGCAGCTGGCCCGCGCCCACGACATTGATGCCGAGCCCGTCAGCACCCAGGATCAGGAAGCCGGAGGAGTTGTAGATCTGGATACCATAATCCTGGTTGCCGCTGCCGAGCTTTCCAAGCAGCACGCGAGGCATGTTCAGATCATCCTGCACCGTGAGGCGCCGGAGATTGCTTTCGAGCTTAAAACGGTCGTTTCCGAGCGAAATCAGGCCGGCGGTGATCGTACCCGCGGTGAGCTTACCCGCCGACACGGTGGCGATCTTGGCGTCATCGATGGTGGCATTGGCGATTTTCGCGTTGACGATGCTGAGATCCTGGAAATCCGCCAGCGTTAAAGGCGTGGTGGTGGCATTCACCGGCCCGGTGAAATCACCAGGGTTGCCGGAGCGATCGACGGCGCGCACCCAATAGTAATAGGTCAGGCCGGTTAATACACCGGTATCGACATAGACGTTGGCGATTGCGTCTCCCACCTGGGAGGCGCTGGAAAGCACGTTGGCGGTGTGACGGAACACATCATAGTGATCCACGTCTGAATCGCTGGGTGGGGTGAAAGTCAGCGTCACCGTGCGGAATCCCGCGGCGGCGGAGAGACCTGTTACTTCGCCGGGAGGAGTATTATCCGGGTTGGCGATGATGTCCAGATCTTCCGGCGTCAATTCCTCGGCGACGTGAGGATTGAAAGCGGTAGCCACCGCGCCGCGCTGCGCCTGCACACCATCCACATGCAAGATACCCTGCCCGCGCGCATGGATCAGCACATCGGCATATACGCCTCCGCCAGGGATGAGGAAGGTGCTGGTGATGCGCGTGAACACATCGGTCGAAATCTGCGCCGGATCGATGAAGATTTTTCCCTCATCCTCCGTGTAATCATAGAGCAGATTCTGATCGGAATCGTACACGCGCAGGGTGAAAATATGGCTCTCACCGGGATCGTCCTCGTCGGCGCGGAAGTCAGCGCCGATGGAATAATTCTGGTTGGAACGTACCACGAATTTATCGCTGACGATCGAACCTTCGACGGAAGTACCATCACCCACCATTGCGATGTTGGTGGTGCCGAGCACCGGATCGATATACGGCGCGGTGGGATCATTCTCCACCGTGGAGGTATTGAAATTCCAGAACTGCATCCCGCGCTCGAAGGAGCCGTTACGCACCAGATTCTGCGTGGTCGAAACCTTCACTTCATCGATTCCTTGCGCAACGCCGATGGTATTGCGCGTGCGCACGCTGCGCGGGGTGCTCCAGATCTCATCTTCAAGCAACACGGTAAGCGCATCGATCGCCGCCACCCGGAATTCATAAGCGGTATCGGGCTGGCCTTGATCGAACAGGCCGGAGGGATCCATATCCAGCCAAGTGTTCTGCCCCACCTGCCGGAACTGAATCCTGTATCCGACCAGATCGATTTCGGTATTACGGTCGAAGAAAATCATCACCGTTTCGTAACCGACTTCCACGCGGATATTGCTGGGTGGCACCGGCGCGGAATTGGTGATGGTCACGTTCTCAGCATCGGAAGGCACCTGCGCGGTGCTCACCGCGTAAATGAACAGGTTGTAGGAACGCTTCGTCATCGGATCCAATACAAGGATCGGATCCTTCAAATTATCCGCCAGTACGGTGGCGCTTTCTTCATCGACGCCTTCGGTGACTTTGTAGTGGTGAATCACCGTGGTCTGTCCTGCAGGCGGATCCCACTGCACGATGAAACCGGTAGGCGTCAGCTGATAGGTGATATTCTCCACCGGCTGCGGCGGCGTGCCAACAGTCTCTGCCGAACCCACCACATGCTCCCAGCTGGTGACGGAACCAATAGGTGGCGTCTGCCCCAGGCTATTCTTCGGCAGGATCTTGAATTCGAATTTCCCAGGCGGATGATTGATAATGGTATCACCGTATTGCACAACGCGCTGCTCGAAGGAACCCAGCGGCAGATCATCTTCATCGAGCTGGCGGCTCCATACTTCGAACTCGCCTGTATAATAGCGGTATTGGTTACGCGGCAGCGTCACGGTCAGTATCAGCCAAACCTCGTTGCCGTTGAGATTAAAGGTTTCCGTGAATTCAACATTCGTCGGGCCGGGGATAGAGGATGGATCGCCCAGGCCGCTGTACTGCGTCGGCTCATGGATGATACCGGTTTCGGCGTCCTCGAATTTATTGCGGTTGATTTCATGCGCGGTGATTTTGATGTGATCGGGATCGTCCTGCAGCTCCTCGATGCTCATCACGCGGAAGGGCTTCGGTGCGCCGATGCCTTCACCCGGATCCTCGGCCAGATAAAACACGGCGAATTCCGGCGTATCCGACGGAAGCGCCGGAGACACATTGAACTGCGTTACCAAGCCAGAGCTGGGAACCGTCACCGTATGCTCGCTGGAAAGGCCACCGACGCCACGGATCTGCATCACATAATCCGTACCCACTTCGAGGTATAGCGCATCCCGGAGCGTCACCACCGTGCGAGCAAGATTAAGGCTTTTGATGCGGCCCGTCAGCGCATACCCAGCGGTGGGATCACCCACAAGGATTACTTCGAAAGGCTCGACCACGCCACCAAGCCGGTTGGTATTGAACGTCACCAGCTGTTTTTCGGTGATGCCAGTGAGGAGCTTATAATTGGCGCGCGCCACCGCTTCTACAGGGTTGGTGCAACCCACGGCGATGAAGTCCATCGACACGCGCCCGAATTCGTCGATGTGATCCTGATCGAAAACACGGCGTCGATCTTCCGCATAATTGAGATCGGGGTTCAGGAAAGAAACGGTGATGTCGTTATAGCGGCTGTTGATGTCAGTGAAGGAATAGCTGAATCCTTCCTCCGTCACGTTTTCCAGGCTGAACAGATGCGTGGCATCCTGGTTCATATCCGCGCGCAGGATGATCGTGCCGTTGCCATCATCGAACAGCGTGGCATTGAACGTGCCGGCGATATAGCGCGCTGTTTCGATGGCACTGGCCGGTTCGGAAATCAAACCGTTGAAGGTATAGCGAGGGCGGAATCCGCCGGATCCATTATCCACCGGCGTATCGCACCACACACCTGTGTCATAGACTTCGTATTTATCCATGTTGAGCTGAATCGCGCTCGACATACCGTAGCGCGTATTCAGCACAAAATCGTAGAGAATCCAGGCGGTGTTATCCGTCACCGACAGCGCGAACGTACCATCCCAAACACCGTCATAGGTTCGGTTGATCGTATCGTAGTTCGAAGGCACCTTGACGATGCGGCCTTTATAGATGCCGGAGAATTCCGGGATCTGCGAGAACTGGTTGGTCGCTTGCGCAAAGACGCGGCAGGTGGCGGTATTGGCATATTTTTTCAGATCGAAATTAATCATCTGAATCGAATCCCAAACCACGTCGGTGGCTTGGTTATTGTCGGTGTTCGTGCTCCACTTCGTCACACGCACCTGCCAGAAATCATCGGTGCGCGCCACCGGGATTCTCAGCTCTTTCACATAGGTGCTGGTGGTTTTACCGCGGATGGGTAGAGTGGCGTTCTGGAAAGCAGGAAGCCAGATGGTGTCGGTATCTTTCTTGATTTCCACCGAGACATTCAGCTCATGCACATACACGCCGTTATCGTCCTGGCGAAACAGCTGCTGCACGTTCAGGCGAAGATCGATGGCATCGATCTGATTCTGCGTCATCTGACGCACTACGGCCACGCCCGAAGATAAGGCGGTATTCACCGGGATGTTATTCGACGTTCCGCCCAACTTCGGCACCAGGAAATCCGCGCTGTCCTCCGGCAAACCGGGACGGATCTCCAACTCAAAATATTCAAAATTTAAGGTATTGTCCGCGTTCTGCAGCACCGTATCGCCGACGAAGAAAGACTTCGCGCCGTTGACCAGCCCGCCGATCTCGCCTTCACCGATGCCAATGATGACCTCGACCGAATCCGCGCTGCGCAGGGTATCAGGCGTGCGCGTGGGAGGCGTAGAGCTGCCCGACTGCTTACCACCACCGCCCGCGCCGCGCATGGGCTTATAAAGCATGGTTCTGGAGAGCAGTTCCTTTTTGATCATACTGCCACATCCTTAGCCTGAATATCCATGCTGAGATAGTGACCGTAGATCCGAATGGCCGTTCCATAAGGAATAGGGATGCGCGTTCCGATGCGCACCGTATTACGCCCGATACCCAAATACTTCGACGCTTCGGGATCGGCGCGCGCGTCAAGGCCAACATCTCGCGGAGGAGCAGGGCTAAGGAAGCTGAGCAATCCACCGAAGATAAGGCTGGCGCCAAGGTTGAGCATGATGGATCCCAGCGTGCTGTTCATGGCGCCGGTGAAGATGCTTGCCGCCCAGGGCAGCGAAGGGAAGGCGATCACCGCCGCGGCGATCAGCACCGCGCCGATGGCGATTTTCATGAAGCCTCCGCCACCGCCGCCGGAGCCGATCATCGCAGGCACCACATGCAGCTCCTCCACGTCGGTAGCTTCCGTCAGCTGCTGCCTGCCCTCGAATCCGACAATCTGCACCAGCGGGCGCTCATCGAATTTATTGAATTTTTTTAAGTGAGGGTATTGCTGCACCAACCCGCGCATCGCTTCCAGCGGTGAATCGGCATCGATCTCCACCGGCTCCGGCAGGAGATGCTTGATACTTCCGTGGAAGATGATTCTTTTACGCATTAATCACCCTTCCATCCTTGACGGAATAGCGGCGCACGCCGTCATTGCCGACGATGTAATGCTCCAGCTCCGGGTAATTCAAAAACATCTCATGATCTTCGATGGTCAGATTCCCATCCTTCACCGGATGGGTGTGCCACGTCGCCTGCGCCTCGCCGGAGAGCGCGTATTTCATAATATCCTCTCCACGCACCATGAAAGAATTCTCAGGATGAGGAGAAATATTCGGCACTTCGATAAGCGAACCGTCCTGCAGGACAAAGCCGACGCGCTCAATCCCCATCGGGTCGTGCAATTTCTCCAACTGTTCGAGCGAAGGCTTCGACAGCGCCGGCGTCCGGGTGTTTTTCTTTGAGGGCTTCGATGAGCTCTTTGTCATTGCCAGTCTCCAATCGCTTTGCCAACCGCTGTTTCCAGTAGGGGGAGAGAACATCCACCAACTGTAATTCCTTTTCCGGCAGAGGCTTAATGATAATATCAGGCCGCCGCATAATCGCAAGCAAGGCATCACGGTGGTGCGATCGAATCCTCTCACAGTTCGATAGCTTACCGTGGAAATGCTGGATTATTTTCCCCTCACCCACATAGATACCATTATGATTGGGAAAGCGCGAGCCCGCATACGACATGAGCATCACATCGCCCACCTGCATCTTATCGATCGGAATGTCTTGAGGGCGGAAACCCTCAAGTTTTGCGATCTCATAAAACAAATTCATGCCATGTTTCCACCAGTCATCCGGGCGGGCGTAATCGGTGAATTCGAATCCGCAATTATCGAAGAAGAAACTTTTCAGGATCGTGCCGCAGTCCTGTTTTCCTGAGACGTAGGGCTTCCCCAGCAGATGGTTATACCGCAGATGCTGGAGATCCAGCTCGGTTTTCCCTTCCTCTATACGACGCCACGGCTGCTCAGTACCTACCCCGTCAGACTCACTGCCGGAAATTCCGGGGGTAGGTACATCCGCGCCGGGGTGATCACCGTCGGGCCGTCGATTGGATTTCGCAGCTCGACCGTCACGTTGGCGTTTGTCACCCCGATCACTCTTGCGATGTACCATGTTGCTTGCTCATAAAGGTTAATATTTCCATCGAAGTTGCTCTTGAGCACGCGGTAGCGCGTGACTATGGATTTCTCTAACACGCCTTGATTAACATATTGAGTAAAAATATGATCCTTGTTGGCGATGGTCAGCTGCGGGCGGCTCAGCTCCTCGCTGGCGGATTTCTTCACACCCTGCATCATGATAGCGATGCCTTCCCAGGTTTGGCTCTGCCAGCTCGCGGTGTTATTCGCTTTCAGGCGCAGCGTGCTTCCATTGCGCAGGTCGATCTTGAACAGCTGCACTACGCCGTCGGCGGTTAGTTTTACGCGATCTTCTTCAATAGCGGTCATGGAACCTCAATGAACACCAGCTGGAAATTGGGATAAATACCACTGCCGCCATCAACAGGCGTCGGCAATTTCAACGGTACTTTGAAGCGGCAATTCATCGCACCGTGCAGCGGGTGGTTATAGACGAACGGAACGTGCTGTTTATGGGCCAGCCAGAAGTTGTAGAGCGCCATGATGTTGTCCTTGCGCCCGCTGGTGCCATTGGTGGTGGAGTCGATTGTAACGCCGTCGGATTGCGTATAAACGCGCATCCCCTGCATGGTGAGAACGAAGGTGCGCGTCAGCGGCGCCGTCGGCCCGGAGCGAAACTCATACGACTGGCCGAACTGCACGCCGGTGCCGGATTCCGGGTTATCTTCTTCGGGATGCTTATGCCAGGGGAAATCGAAAGTTGCCATTTTATACCTGCACCGATTTGATGAGCTGCTTCACTTCTCCGCCGCGCGCGATGTTGTCGCTGATGATCGCCACCACATCGTTCGGCCCCATCGGAGGCACAGCATCGGGTTTCACCACATAGACGTTGACCGTGGCTCCGCCGTTATCGTTCGACGCCACGCGGGAGATTCCATTGCTCTGCGATTGCACATTGGTATTCCCTGCGTTCAGGCGGTCAAGCGTATCGTATCCGATAGCGCGCGCCGCCGGTGCCTTCACCACATATTCGTCAGGCATCAACATCCCCGGCACCGAGTCCTTACCTGCCACACCGCCGCGCACGCGCCCGCCGGAGGCGAATCCCAGGAAGCCCAGGATACTGGTGAAGAAACCACCGCCCGCGCTTGCGCTGGAACCAATGGTATCGGGCTTGCCAAAGATCGAATCGAAGATGCTCTGCGTTGCACGCTTGGTCGCAATATCGAGCAGCGTATTCAGAATGGTGACGCCGAGATCCTTGAAGGACTGGCCGATGGACTTGGTTCCGTCGGCGAAGCCTTTCACTACTTCGGAGAAGCCACCTTTGATTTGACCGAACAAGGTTTTGAAATCCTCGCTCATCGCCAACGCTCCGTAATAGCTACTATAGGCGAATTCCTTGAAAGAATCGTCGAGCGTTTTCACCAGCGGTTCATTTTCGGTGAGGATCCTGCCGAATTTCTCAAACTCCTCATTGGCCTTTGCCGCATCTTCCTCGACCTTACGCTGCGCTTCCGCCAGCTTTAACAGATCCTGCTGCGCCTGTTTCGCCTGCTGCTGATCGAGTTTGAAACCTTTGGTTCCCTTGCGGCCAATCGCATTGCCTGCGAAGTCGATACCCTGCGCCGCGTTGCGCTCGGCATCGGCCACGGAAATACCAGAGAAAGCCTCGGCCTTTTTGATCTCCTCACGAATCTGCGCGAGCCGCGCGTCGGCAGCGAATTTACGCTCGGTGGCGTCTGCGCGCTGACGATCTTCCAGCGCCAGATCACCCAGGAACCGGGCGCCGGAGCCGACGAAAGGTTTATTGCGAATGAGATCAAGGTTGGCGCGCTGCGCCTGCAGGGAGCGCGTTGTAGCTTCAATCGCATCGATCTGCGCTTTATAAGCGATGGTGGATTCCTGCAGCTGAAACCGGAACTGTTGGAAGTCGGTAATGACACCGCGCTCCAGTGCCGGATCGACGCTGAATTTCCGCGAGGTAAGCGATTTGTTGGCAGCGTCCACCGTATTCTGACGATCCAGCTCAGCCTGCCTGCGCACCTGCTCCCGATATTTCAACACCACCGGATCCGTCTCCAGCTGGTCGCGCGTCGGCGGGCGCACACCAAGCTCGGTGAATTTCTCCTTGATGAATTTGTCGGAGCGCGTGTAAGCGATCGCCTCATCGATGGCGTTTTTCTCTTTAACTTTCGCTTGGTTAATGATCTCCTGAGTAGCGAGCTCCGCTTCCTTCATGCTTCCGATCTGCGCCGTAATCTGCGCGGAACGAATTGCCAAATCAGCATCCTTGTTAGAAGTTTCGACGCGATCTTTTTCGCGCGCGAAAGTTTTCTTATCCAGATCCAGCCGGAGTGAAGTAAGGTCAGCCAATTCCTTCTGCAGGTTGAGCAGCGAAGTCGATCCTTCCGAACCAGCCTCACCGGAGAGCTGCTTAACTTTAGTCTCGATGTCATCGATCTGCGCGCGCAGGAAACTGCTTGCCGCGGCGGTGGTCAGCTCATCAGCACCGGATTCAAAAGCCTTTTTAATATTCGTTCTCTGCGCAGAG